GCAATTGTATTTTGTCTTCCTGGACGTGGAGTATCTTACACATACTTAAAGAATTTTGTTCAACTATGCTTTGATATGGTACAGAATCAGATGAGTATACAGATCAGTCAAGATTACTCATCTATGGTTAATTTTGCAAGATGTAAGTGTCTTGGAGCAAATGTATTAAGAGGACCTGAACAGATACCGTGGGACGGAAAATTATCATATGATTATCAACTATGGATTGACTCGGATATTGTCTTTGATACTAACAAGTTCTGGCAGTTATGTGATCTTGCAGTTCCCGCAGAAGGTGATGAGAGAGATATTACAGCAGGATGGTATGCTACTGAGGATGGCAAGACTACATCTGTCGCCCATTGGTTAGAGGAAGATGATTTCCGTAAGAATGGTGGAGTAATGAACCATGAGACTGTGGAATCGATCAGCAAGCGTAAGAAGCCATTCACTGTAGATTACACAGGTTTCGGGTGGGTAATGATTAAGAAGGGTGTTTTTGAGAAACTTCCATATCCTTGGTTTGCTCCTAAGATGCAAGTTTTCGAATCCGGTGCAGTACAAGACATGTGTGGAGAGGACGTATCATTCTGTTTAGATGCCATAGAGGAAGGGTATGATATCTGGTGTGATCCTCGTATACGTGTAGGGCATGAAAAATCTCGTATCATATAATGATGGGAGTTTTTAATAGTAAACATCCAGATTTTTCTATGAAGACTGATGAGCAACTCTGGTATGAAATATCAGAAAATCTTACCGAAATTTCTCGTAGAGACAAGGTAAATTATCGGGTTCGTGCCTCGAAGGAGTCGGTAATAGAAAAACTTAAAGCTTTAGGTCTTACCTCTACAATATCAATTGAATCAAAGGAGAAAAATTAAATGGCAAAGGCAGTTGCATGGAAAGTTGATGGTTATATAGAACCCGTACCCAAAAAAACTCGACAGGGAACAGGAAAACATTCAAAACAAGCAGCAACATCCCGTAACCCCCCTCGTAAAAAATATCGAGGACAAGGAAAATAACTTTTCAAACGCTCTTATACCTTCAAGGGCGTTTTTTTATTGTGTTTCTAAGACCCCTAGATGCCTTTCTAACACCTTTCTTATTCTCCTTATGAGTATTGCTTCAATTGCTAATATAGATAGACTTAGAGACGATAATTTTGGAAAAAAATGGAAAATTTAGAACAGAAAATGCTCCGTGAAATTGCAAATGACAAAATAACTCCAAAAAAATATAATTTTAAGGTCGATTCTGAACTATTTGACTCCGAAAATGAAGAATTTGCAGAAAATATCAATTTAAAACTTGATTATGACCCTGAATCCGTTCCTCTCGCTGAATTTTGATTAAAAATCGTTAATAAATAATATATAATTGTAATATCCATCATATTCAATGCCTGTAGAAAGGATCAGTAAAGGTTTTAAAGATATTAGTATGACTTTTCAGGCAAATCCTTTGTCTAGAGATTTAATTGCGCTTAAAAATGCGAACGCAATTGCTAGATCAGTCAAAAATATCGTATTTACCCTTCCTGGGGAAAAGTTTTTTGATGAAAACTTTGGTTCTAGAATTACTGCAAGCCTTTTTGAGAATATAAATGACGTAACGGCATCAATTATTGTTGATGAAATTACACATTCAATATCAAAGTACGAACCAAGAGTTGAATTAATTGAAGTAAAGGCATTTCCTGATTATGACAACAATACTTTTGATATAATGATCGTATATGAAATTATAGGAGCAGATGTTCCACCACAACAATTAGAATTCGTTTTAGAATCAAATAGGTAAAATGCCATTAGTTAATTTTTCAAATCTGGATTTTGCCCAGATCAAAACAACTCTTACAGATTATTTGCAAACAAATGCAAATTTTACTGATTATGACTTTGAAGGGTCTAACCTTTCAACTGTTTTAGACGTATTGGCGTATAATACCTACCTTACTTCATACAATGCCAACATGGTAACTAATGAAGTATTCATTGATAGTGCAACTTTAAGAGAAAATATAGTTTCATTAGCAAGAAATATTGGATATTTACCTCGTTCTAGAAAATCAGCACGTTCTGCAATCAGTTTTTTCGTTGACACTACAAAAATTATCCCTTCCCCATCAACATTGACCCTTAAAAAGGGTACTGTAGCAACTACTGCGGGATCTTTTGGTAATCAATCTTATGTTTTTTCAATTTTAGAAGATATTACGTCTCCAGTTTATAATAATGTTGCTCAATTTGACAATATTTTAGTTTATGAGGGGACTCTTTTAAATACTAACTTTACATATAACTCAAGAAACCCAAATCAAAAGTTTATTTTACCAAATATTGGCATTGATACTGATTTAATTGCAGTAAATGTCAAAAGTAATGAAATGGCGACTGCTAAAACCAAATATAGCACTCAAACTAGTCTTTTTGACATTGATAAAAACTCAAAAGCCTATTATTTGCAAGAAGTTGAAGATGAAAGATATCAATTGTTCTTTGGGGACGGTATTTTTGGAAAAGCATTAGAAGAAGGTAATTTTATTACTGCTGATTACATCGTTTCTAGTGGTGATACTGGTAATGGGGTTGGTCAGATGACTTTTGCGGGAACTCTTACCTATGATAGAAATGGAGAGCTTTATAATGTAACATCTGGCATCTCTTTGATGACCACTAATGAATTTTCGACTGGTGGTGAGAATATTGAATCTGTGGAGTCGATTAGAAAGTTTGCTCCAAGAATATATGCTTCACAAAATAGAGCAGTATCCGCCCAAGACTATGAATCTTTAATTCCTGCAAGAATTTACCCAGAAACAGAGTCAATTTCGGTTTTTGGTGGTGAAGAGTTGGTTCCACCTCAATATGGAAAGGTTTTTATTAGTATTAAACCAAGAACAGGTGATTTTCTTCCTAATATTATTAAAGAAAACATTAAAATGAAATTGAAGAAATATTCTGTTGCTGGTATTGTTCCCGAAATCTTAGATCTTAAATATCTTTATATTGAAGTATTTTCTAAGATTTACTATAATTCAAATCTTGCTCAAACTGGAACAGAAGTTTCATCTTTAGTTCAAAATTCTGCTACTAAGTATGCTGAATCAACTGAGTTAAATAGATATGGTGCTAGATTTAAATACAGTAAGTTTTTAAATATTGTTGACCAAAGTCAAGAAGGTGTTACATCCAACATCACTACAGTTCAAATGAGAAGGGATTTACGAGTGATATTGAATAAAATTACTGAATATTCAATTGGATTTGGTAATGCTTTTCATATTAAGAATATGGGTGGATTTAACGTTAAGTCCAGTCAATTTGTTGTTGATGGTGTTCCTAACCCAGTTTACATATCTGATATTCCTAATTCTTCTGGGGCAACCGGATCTCTCTTCCTATTTACACTTCCCAATGTAAATTCATTAAGTCCTCAAATTGTTAAGAGAAATGTTGGTAAAATCAATTACTTAAGTGGAGTCATAACAATAAATCCTATTGTTATTCGAGCTGCTAAAATTAGGGAGGGACAATCTATAATAGAATTGTCAATATGCCCTAAATCAAATGATGTAATTGGATTACAGGATTTGTATTTGCAACTAGATATTGGTAGCAGTACTTTTGAAACAGTTGTTGACGAAATTTCATCTGGAATGGATCCGGCTGGAGGAGGTTACACTGTAAGCTCAAGTTATCAAAATGGAGCATTAGTAAGAGCATAACATGGCAGAAAAAAGGGTCCAATTTCAAAACGTTGTTGAGAATCAACTTCCAACATATGTTCAAACAGAATTTCCATTAGTTTCTGAATTTCTTAAGAGTTATTACATCTCTCAAGAATTTCAAGGTGCTCCTGCTGATTTAATACAAAATATTGACAAATACGTAAAAGTTGATAATTTAACCAATTTAACTGATCATGTTGGATTAGGGTCAGATATTATTTTTTCTGATACAACTATTCCTGTTGATTTATCCAATTATCCATCTGGCACATCAGGATTTCCTGAAACTTATGGATTATTAAAAATTGATGATGAGATAGTTACATATACTGGATTAACTACTTCAGGTTTTACTGGTTGCGTAAGAGGATTTAGTGGTATTACAACATATAAGTCTGCAGATAGTCCAGATCAGTTAGTTTTTGATTCTACTATATCTGCTGATCATGAAAAAGGGGCTACAATAACCAATTTAAGTTGTATTTTCCTTAAAGATTTCTTATTAAAAACAAAGCATCAACTTTTACCTGGTTTTGAGAATAGAAAATTACATAAAGATTTGAATAAGAATGTTTTTATTAAACAATCAAAAGATTTTTATAGAAGTAAAGGAACTGATCTTTCTTTTCAAATCTTATTTAAAGCATTATATAATGAAGAAGTAAGTGTTATAAAGCCAAGAGATTTTCTTTTTACACCATCCAATGCCCATTATATTATTACTAATGATTTTGTTGTAGAAGGTGTAGAAGGTGATCCAATGGAGTTGGAGAATTCGACTCTATTTCAAGATCCATATGGCGATCCTTCATTTATTGAAAAGGCATATGCTCCAATTACAAATGTAGAGCAAATAAATGTTGGACTGGCAAAAACTTTTTATAAACTTAGTTTAGATGCTGGATATAATAGAGATTCTAGAGTAGAAGGTGCTACTTACGGTACATTTATTACTCATCCTAAAACGCGGATGATTGGACAAGTATCTGCAGGAACTACTATATTTGATGTTGATTCAACTGTAGGGTTTCCAAATACTGGTGAATTGTCTGTAAGGTATAACGATACTAAACTTGGTATTGTTTCTTATACTTCTAAGAATTTAAATCAGTTCTTTGGATGTTCTAATGTAATTGGAATAATTGAAGATGCTGAAGATGTTGGGATTAATACGTATTGTTATGCTCAATCAAATACCGGTGATGGTAGTATTATCAGAGTACGGGTAGGTTCGGTATTAGAGAGTCTTAATTATGCAAATACTAATCGCTATTATTCACATAGTGATGTTGCTAAAATTAAAACTTTAGGTATTAAAGAAAAGAGTTTTAAAGGAAAAAATTGGTTTTATAATATTGCAACGCAGTATAATGTTAAGAGTGTTGAATTAATTGATATTTCAGATCAAACTTACCTAGTTTATTTAAAAACAGAACATTCTTTTAGAGTGGGTGATAATGTAATTTTAATAGGTAGAGACACCCTTGAAAGGCCAATGTCTACAATTAGTGAGATTAAATCTGCAACATCCTTTATTATAAAAGGTCAAGGAAATCTTGCGACTATTGATACGTATACTGTTAAAAGAGTTCTTTTAAGGTCTATATCCAACACTTTCCCAGATTCATCACGATTTTTAACTAATGTACAGAATTTATATAAACAAGGTAGTGATTATCTAATTGCATCTCCATCTATTCCTTCATATAATGCTCAACCACTTAACGTTTCGAGTAGATCTGTTGCTCTTAATGGAACATTCCC